TGATACACAGTTCCCAGAATGTGCTTGGGTTGGCTACCAACTTCAAGAACAACCGGGCTCCAACACATGGGCTTACAAAGCTCTGTCTGGTGTTACTGTTAGCACTCTGAGCGACACTGAAGCTACTAACGTACACAACAAAAACGCCTCTACATACGAAGCAGTTGGTGGCTTGAACAGCACTATCGGAGCTAAGATGTTCGGTGGTGAGTGGATCGACGTAATCATCTTTGTTGACTGGCTGGAAGCTCGTATGAAGGAACGCCTGTGGAGCCGTATGGCTAACAGCAAGAAAATTCCTTTCACTGCTGCTGGTGCCGCTATCATTGAAGCTGAGATTCGTGGTCAGTTGAACGATGGTATCCGTGTTGGTGGTTTGGCTCCGAGCCCAGCTCCTACAGTAAACGTACCAGACGTTCTGACTCTATCCAACAATGCCCGTGCACAACGTATCTTCGAAGGTATTAAATTCGAAGCTCGTCTGGCCGGTGCTATCCACTTCGTTAAAATCGCAGGAACTGTAACCGTTTAATTACGGTTACATCCTTACTAGGAGAACACAATGTCTACACAACGTCTTGCTACGTTTGCTCCGAATGATGTTAGTATTATCATCACTCAATCGAGCACTGGTATTGCCCACCAGATCAGCGGGTACTCTGAGGACTCCATCGTTAACATCGAATGGACAAGCCCTCGTTATGCACTTTACACTGGTGCTGACAACACAGGAACACGTGTCTTCAACGCAAGTAACTCTGCGGCACTGACAGTAAGCCTGCAACAAACTTCTGCCTCTAACGATGTTCTGTCTCAGTTGTTTGCCAATGACGGACGTAACTCTGATGGACTGTTCTCGGTTCAAGTGAAAGATTCGTCTGGTCGTTCTATCTACTTCTCTGACGATGCTTACATTGGTGTTCGTCCTAACGCTGGTTTCTCTAACAGCATGATGACACGTGACTGGGTTATCCAAGCGTTCAACCTTGACGGCTATGCTGGTGGTAACGCAATCCTGACTCCAGAAGATCAGAACACAATTGAAACTCTCGGTGGAACAATCGCCGCTAAGTGGCTTCAAGCTTAATAGCAACACATTCGTTAAGGGGCTTCCATTCGTGGTGGCCCCTTTTCTTTTTCTTAGGAGGTACAAATGGCTAGCCTACTTAATTATTCCCCAAGTGATGTGTCTATCACTATCGCTGGTCTGTATTCTGTTACAGGCTTTGCTGAAGGTACTTTCGTAAGGATTACAAAAGACACACAACAAGTGACAACCCTCCGAGCAATGGACGGAACAATGTCACGCATTAAATCACCAGACACTGGCTGGAAGGTAGAAATCACCCTCGCACAGTCGTCCAGTGGTAACGATATTCTCTCCACTCTCTGGAACGTAGATAAGGTTACAGGGATGGGCAAATTCCCGCTATTCATTAAAGATGGTAGTGGAAGCACAATGTTCACTGCTGCTACAGCTTGGATCGAAGAGATTCCTGATATTACATTCTCCAGCCAACTAGAAACCCGAACATGGCGTTTCGCTGCAACAGACGTACTTGTGAATATTGGTGGTAACGGTGATGGTGATACCGACCTAAGTTCTATCCTTGGTCTTGGTGCTTCTGTTCTGCCAGTTTTGAAAACTTTCCAAATCATTTAATAAGGAGTATTTATGTCTGGTTCTGTCTTGACGTATGACCCATCTAGTGTTACTATTATTGTTGCTGGGTACGTTATCCCCGGCGTAGTGAGCCTCAACCTTCAGTGGAAGTCTGAAGTGTTCCACGTTCACAAGGGTATCCGTGGACAACACACACGTGTCTACAGTCCAGACAGATACTCCACCCTCATTGTCGAACTACTTCCAACCTCTGTAGCTAACGATGTTTTCACAAGCATCGTCCTGCAAGACGCACAAGCCCACTCTGGTCTGCTTGAAGTAAGTCTCAAAGACTCATCTGGTACATCTCGATTCACAACATCGAGTGCCTACCTACGCACGTTCCCAGACTTGAGCTTCAACGCCGAGGGTATTACAACCCGTAGATGGGAAATCGAAATTCTATCGTTCGTACTTGGTTCCGGTAACATTGGTGGTAACGCCTCTAACGGGATTGACATTGCGGACCTACTATCTGGTGCTGCATCTAAAATCGGTGGTCTTGTTGACAACGGTATTGATGCTGTAGCTGGCTACTTTTCTTAATTAGGAGATATATAATGATTCAACAAAAAGAAATCACAATCAAAGGCGAAGTCTACACTCTGACCCACTTCAACGGTATGGTTGGTTTGAAGCTTGGTAAGCAACTCATCAAAACACTTGGGCCTTCGTTCGCTGCACTGCAAGGTGAAGAAGCTAGCGTTGCCAAAGCTCTGGAGATTCTGTTTGATAATCTGGACGACAACTCTGAAGCCTTGATCATCGCTCTTGTTACTGGTGCTACAAAAGGTAATATGGCAATCAACTTCAACGTAGAGTTCGCTGGTGAATACGACAAACTGTTCCTGTTGGTTAAAGAAGTTGTGGAGTTCAACTACGGATCGGTTTTTCAGATGCTAGGTTCCGGCGTCCTGTAACTGGACCCCAACCCTCTAACGCGGAACCACAGGTTGCTAATCACCAACACCCTCGATTGAGGAAAGTTGAAGAGGGCTACTCACAAGATTGGGAAGTCTTTAGGATCGTCACAAGCGAGCTTAGAGGACTCCCAACCTACGTCGAGTTGCAAACAATCTGCAACGTAGAGGACATCTACAACATCATTGAATTGCTTGATGCTAAGTTTGAGATGGATGATGTTGCACGTATTCAACAGCAACAACAGGCCAACGCCAATAACAACTAAGTGAGGCTATATGCTACAAGAGGAAATTGCTCGCCTGACGGGTAAACTTGTATTCCAAGTTGACAACCGTCCACTGACAACGTTTCAGAAAAACCTCGGCGGCGTGCTCAATATGCTGCGTGAGCTTTCGACGCTTGCCAATAAGAAGTTCACAGTAAAGGTTGCTCTTGATAGCAGATCGCTCCGCAGTCAGATTGAGAAAGCTACAAACACAAAGATCAGCCTGAAGAATGTTGATGTGTCTGAAGAAGCTCTCCGTATGCAAGGCAAGCGTATTCAAGACTACCTCGACAAAACTACAATCAACCTGAAGAACGTTAAGTTTGACGTTGCTCAGTTGGTAGGCCAGAAGAAGTTCATCAAGACTATGATGGGCCAGATGAGTATGGTTCTTCCGATCAAACTCAACTTGGGCGGTCTTGAGAAGAGACTACGCGCTGCCACCAAGAAAGCTTCCAAAGAAAATCCAATCAAACTGCAAGTTGATGTTGACACAAGAGAACTACTTACAAAATTGAGATGGGCTTTGAGAAAGGCCAGTCGTGCGGCAGGCAAACTGAAGATCAGAGTTGCAGACCCACAAGTAAGACTCGCTGTTGACAAACAACACCTAATCAATGAAATCAGAGCTGCAATCGCTTCCCATGAATTCTCTATCCGTGTTGGTGCACGTGGAGACTTTGGTGGTCATGGTGGAAGACGTGAAGGCCGTGGCGGGTATCGTCAGGGTGAACGTGGACTGTCTGCTGCTATGGGCTTCGCCAGAGGCGCTATTCCGGGTCTAGGAGCAGCGTTCGCTGTTAGCCAGATCAACGATATCAACCAGAAGGTTACGGCTGCTACAAACAGCTTGGAGGCCGTCTCTGGTAGCAAAGAGAACTTCAACTCCAACAACAACTACTTGAAGAACATGACCAAAGAAATGGGTCTTAACTTCAGAGACGTTGCACCACAGTTCTCCAGTATCTACCAAGCCGCAGCTCCGTCTGTTGGTATTAAAGGTACTCAGGATATGTTCCGTGGGATCATGCAGTATGGTACTGTTCACGGGCTCTCTAAAGAGTCTATGAAAGGTAGTATGGTTGCCTTGAGCCAAATGTTTGGTAAGGACAAGATTCAGTCTGAAGAAGCCCGTCAGCAATTTGCTGAACGTATGCCTAATGGTATGGCGTTGCTAGCACAAGCGTCTAAGAACGCTGGTCAAACTAAGAACGGCACTGTATCAGAGTTTAACGATTTGATGCAGAAAGGTAAGGCAGACCCTAAAAAGATTCTACCAGAACTTGGTAAGTTGATGAAGGACTTGTCTGAGAAGAATGATGCTTACAAAAGATCGCTGGAAACAACACGTGTAGCTCAGGGGCGTATGAACCGTGAGTTCGAAGTTGCTGTAACCATCTTCTCTGATGCTGGTTTCGACAGAGGTATGGCAAGGTTCTTCAACACAACTGCTGAAGCTATGGAAAGATCCAAACCTTTGATTGAAGGGTTGGGTGCTGCGTTCCAAATCTTGATGACTCCTGTTACAGCTTTCATTCACTTGCTTGGTATCCTTGGTGAGAACTGGCAGATGTTTGCTGACAAGCTTGGAGTTAGTAAAGCTGCTCTAGCAACATTTGCTGCAACTGTCGGTGTCTTCATGCTTCCATTTGGTGAGATTGCTTTGGCTGTTGGTGGTTTGATTCTTGTGTTGGATGATTTGGCTACTTACTTTAATGGTGGTGATTCCATCTTTGGTAAGATTGTAGCTGAAACTCCG